CAAACAACCCCAGGGGGACTCATCGTTAACAAGGTCAGTTGACGAAACGCAGCCCGGATTTGCTCAGCCCATTGGTCAACCATCTCCTGGGTGAGTTTTGGCACAAGTGGCGCAAGTAACTCAGGAGGGGCCTCAAGGGCGCCTAGGTAAGCGGCAAAGAAGTCCGCAGCAGTCCAGGGCACACCATTGGGGTGGGTGACTGGAACACCTTGTTTAAGGCGATCCATGAGGCGGCGATCTTTGACGCCTACAAAGTCCCGCTCGGCAACAGCTTGGTTGAACTGGCCAAGGCCGCGAAAGAAGTTGGGCTTAGGCGTAAGGCGGCCAGACATGCAGATCGAGATCTGTGAGGCCCAGGGGCCGCAGTCCCATCCCTTTGATCTGGCTAAGCCTTCACTGACTGATTGGGGCCATTCGTTACGGGCAAACCATGCCTTAACGATGGGACCGAGAAGCGCAGAACAGTCTTCGGTCATTTTCCCCATGCGAATGCAGAAGGTCTACCGGATAGGTGTAATGCGCACAAGGGCGCCTGGGGTTTCATTTGCTTCTGCGTATCGCTTGCACGCATATAACCTCGAGATTTGACTGTCGTCTCGCAATATGTTCCCCCCGCATCTGGTCGTTAAGGCATCGTTGATCGCTCTACAGCACTTGTCCAAATCAGGGGCTTTCGTGTGGTGCAAAGGCGCTGAAGGCAAAAGCTGATCAGTTTTTCCCTTCGCGGTGCTGAAGTGGCCTTTTGCTCGTTGGAACACAAAAGTTATCTCTAGCGATACCGGCCCCGTTAAAACCGGCCCGTTGTACTGCTGCTCTGATTGGTACTGAACAACGGCACGCCATGGTTCCAGTTTCTTGCTTGCCTCTCGCATGGAGCCAAACCGGGAAACAATCTTTGAACCCTGTGGCGCTGGCTCACCAAAAAACCGCAACTCAATCGTTGTGGATTTTGGCTCTAAGGGTTTTTTCTCCAATACGGAATGCGCCATTGAGTCGTTCCTCTTTGATTAGGGCTTGGGTGGTTTCGCTGTAGGCCTCGATCGGGTAGCTCTTGACTCCGTTTTTAACGACGAAATCAACGCCCGGAAACTGGTAAAGGTTTTCATCGCAGATGTCCTGGTGGCCATCAAGCTGGCCAGATTTCCAGGCATCCATGAGCCGTGATTTGCTTTGGGCGTGGCGGGCAATCGCTGCCTTTTCAGCGGCTGCCGACTCCAAAAACTCACGGACGATCGTCTCGCTTTGGTCGAGGTTCCGGCCTGTCCACGGCCCTGCAGGAAAGGCAGTGCTCAAGCCATGCGTTTTCGAGTTCTCGGTGGGTGCAGTAGTCATCAACGTCGTCAGTAAGTGGGTCGTAGATCAAAAAGGATTTAGCGCTGCGGAGGCGGAATACTTGTCCCAACAGTTTTCCCAGATTTCGAAGCATTCGTCGCAATTCATCGGTGGCAGCCATTTGGTCTGATTTGGGGTCACGATCAGGGTGCGGCACTCATCGACAAAGCAACCGCCGTGGGCGTCGTCTCCATCGCTCAGTAAGTACAGGTATCCGCCGGCCTGGGCTTTGTAAGAGGCAATGTCGTCTTTGCTCGGGCCAGACCAGCTGGCTGATTTGGTCTTGAGATCAACCAAGATCACGTGATCTTTGTAAGCGCAGAGCAAGTCGAGCTGGCCTCCCAGACTTTTTTTGCGGCTCACCATGGTCAGTTCACAAGCGATGGTCTGGGACTGCTCCCAGAACGACATGCCGCTGATCTGTTCATACCAATCGCTGCAGTCGATCCCTTCAGGGCTGACGTGATCAGGCAGCGGGTCGCCGTTGGCTAGGGCCTCCATCGCACGGTGGACGTGAGTCCCGCGGGGGGCGGCCTCGGGATACGCGGAGTAATCAACAGGCGGTTTGCCGAAGCTGGTCACGCCCGTGACGCTGATGGCCATCTCCTCGGCGATACCTTCTGGGTCCCAGATGTATCGGTGATCCTCATCGCGCAGGATGCAGTTGCGCTTGTGCAGGCGGGTGACGCTGTCGGTCATGCAGCCTCCGTCGCGATGTAGACGTAAGCGCCGCGACCGCTGCGGGTTGGGCGCCGGGCATAGCTGCCGTCATCCGTGATCAGTTTCTGGATAAGTGGCGGCTGACAGGTCGCAAGTTCCCGGAAGCGGGCAGAGCAGGTCTGATGCGCCAGGCCGAGAATGCACTCCACTTGGTCACATGTAAGACCGCCAGGCATAGAAGCCACACAATCAAGAACCCGCTTTTGAAGGTGTGGGACTGCGGGTTTGATGGATTCGGCGGCATCGAGCGAGGTTTCGCAATTACGAACATGAGCCGGTGTGGTGTTAACAGCAAAGAGCGGCAGGTCTTGGAGGGATGTCATCACCACTCCTCCTTGATGGGCTTGTTGACCCATTTGGTGGAGGGTTGTTCAACACCAGAGCCAGGGCCGATGGATGGCAGCTTGATGAGCTTCCATTTGCCTTGGTGGGCTTTCCAGTCTTTGGGGTCGCGTTGAGATTCTTTGATTATTCCCATGGGAGTTTTGTTGTGGTTTGGTCCTGCTGAGGCGGATTGGCGAAGGGCGAGCCGGTGGCCTCCCTCACGTCCATTCCCCAGCGGAGATTTGAGTAAGTGGTCATGGGGTTTCCAAGGGGGGAAACCTTCAGGGCGTCGGGGTTGGTTCCATCAGCGATCACAAAGCCAGCGGTCCAGACACCGCTAACCAGCTTTTCGACCGGGGTTCCGTTGGGGATTGGCTGAGAGGCTCTGACTCGATGAGGCCAGTGCAGTAATTCGGGAATCTCCTCAGCCTTTGTTTTTGGAAAAAGCCTTGCAACCTTGACGGCTATTCCTTCAGGGCCTTCGCCTGGGAAAACTTCCACGATGCTGGCCCTTGCAAAACTCCAGGCGTTTTTCCAGCCAGTCCAATTCACATCCACCACTTGGCCGACATGCGGACGTGATGACCCCTCCCCCTCGCACGCGTGGTGTGTGGGGGGTGTATCAGGGGTCTTCGGGGTCGTAAAGTCGTTTTCGGTAACAGCGCGATACCGAATTGGAGCGTTGCGACCCCCGCCCGGATCTTTGACGCCAGCCACCAACCCCTTGCGTTCAAGTGCCTTAAGGCAGCGCAAAGCCTTCTGTCGGGACACGTTCAAATGTTGGCCCAGCTCCCCTGAGTCCAAGAGGCGGTCCTGATCGTGGAAGTTGCACGCCAGGTCGTATGCCTCCTCCTGGCGGTTTGAAAGGCCTTCTTGGGCCACCCAGAGCGCCTCAGCAGCGCGATGGTTGCTCGCGTCTCCATGGGACATCCACTTGAGGCCATCAACCGCGTCGAACATCTCAGCCATGACCGTCTGACAGCCAGTGCGGCCTTCGCTTGAAAGAACAAGGCGACGGTCAGTGCGCTCCACACCGTCAATGCCAGTGCGGAAATAGTTGAGGCTGATCGTGGAATCACAGGCACCAGGCAAAGCACTAGAGCCTCGTGACGCAGAGGTTCCCGATGAGCCATACCCCTGTTTGCTCGCGTGGTGGTTGACAACGGTTGTTATTGTTGAGCCTGCGGAGGCACATGCCACGCGCAACGCCATTAAGGGCACCGCTATCTCCGAGCGGTTCTCGTCAAGATTTAAAGAAGCAATAGAACTCGAAAGAGTATCTATAAGGAGGAGGCTGTTTAAATGCCGTTGGCATTCTCCCTTGATCTTTTCAATGCCTTGATCACTTAAAGAAATCTGAGTCCCTGAGTGCCAGAGAGTGACCTTGTCACTGAGTTTTGGACCATCTGCTAATCCTTCGCGTTGAAGCAGTGTCATCCACTGATCGACGTGCATATCAGGGCCAACAATGATCAGATGATCAAAGGGGTTCTCAATGGGAATTCCGAGGCACTCTGTCTCACCTCGAAGAACACAACCAGCGAGGTGCATCATTAACGCCGTCTTGCCAACTTTTGGAGCTGAGACAAGGAGGTTGATGCCACCGTGGACCAACAGTTTTCCCCAGAGGCTCCCTGGCTTTTTCAGCAGGCTTTCGTCAATGACTGAGCCTGGCTTAATTGGTTCACTGGCTGGGTTGGCTGCTGCTAGAAACGTCAGCAGCTCCTTGTCCCTTACGTCCCTGTCGAGGCCGAGTTCTCCGGCCATGTTTCTCATGGCTGGGAGCCACTGAGCTGGCGCGTAAGTTGTTGCGACTGTGAGGGCGTGATCCTCCAGTTCTTTCATTGCTTGCTGCCAATCGGGCAACAGCTCTTTTGTGTTCTTTGAGCCGGTTGACATAGAATGAGTCCTTAGCCTTAGTGGGGCTGAAATAGTCGGCTTGGGTGTAAACACCGAGCCGCTCTAATTCATGAAATGCAGCCAGCTCTTCGCTGGCAGTTGGTGGATGGAGCTTGTCGAACTCTTTGATTGCCTCGTTTGATCTTTGTTTCTGAAGCTTGCTGTAATGCCCGAGGGCTGCAAGCTCCCAATCAAATTCAGACGGCAGAGAGTACGGATTCCATTGGAGAAGAGCGTGAGCCCGCTCCTCCAAACAGTTTGATGCACTCATTCTGTTGCGTAGGCAGAGGGGTCAGGTAGACGGTGACAGGCTTGCTCGACTAGCTGATTGACCCAAGCGGTGCGTGACAGGTAGGGCGGTTTTAGTGCCTCAGCCTTTGTCAGCACTGTTGAGTCAATAAAGACCTTGGCGCCGTCTAGTTCAGTTGTTGGCATGAGTTGGGTACGAACTGGTTACATTGTTGATCCGCAGGCGCATGTTGTCAAGCGGAGCTAATGGGTCTGCCAGGCAGCAGATCGTTACCGCCACGATTGCGATTATTCCTCGCATGGGATCCTCCCGTCTTTCATGGCTCTCAAATAGCTGGCTTCTAAAACTGTTAAGCCTGTTGCGTGCTTTGCGTGCAGCGCTGCCGCTGCGCGTTCCCTTGCGGCTGCCCTGATGTCTTGAGGGCGGTTGTACCAGAGGTTGAGGCGTGTCATACAAACATCGAGTCAGATTCGACCTGTGCGCGGCGCTCGTACCCACGGACTCTCATGCGGCTGTCGTGGGCGTCGTCAGACTTGCCGACCATCTCGAAGTATTGGGCGCGGGCTTGCTCCCAACGGATGGCATATCCGAGATGTTCGTAGGGGATGGTTCCATACTTGCTGCGAGACATTTTGGTTCTGCGTAGGGACATGGTGTGGATCACTTCAAAGGGGTGATCTCTGCGTGTTGTAGCTGGTCATAAATGGCGGTCCATACCCGTTCATCAAATGATGATTTGGTCAGGTAGCCGTAGCTGGCAAAGCCATCGGTAATGGCGTCCATGGCGCGATCAACAATTTCGTTTTTGTTGATGTACGCGTCGTCGATTTGTGGGGTCATCAGAAACCTTGAGCGGTGAAACATGCTTGTGTAGCTGCCTTGTATTCGGCATGGGCTGCGTCATTCCAGAAAACTTCTGGATGACCAAGAGTTTTCAGAAATGAAGAGTGGTGTTTGCCAACGACGTGCGTGCCACGCATGAGAACGGTGTAGTGCCCATATTTTTCAACGTGGGCAGCTTTTGCTTTTGCCTCGCAAGCTTCGGCAAGCTTGGTGCGGTCGCGCTCGCTGCGTGCGGCGTCTCCGTGCTTGCAGAAAGTGCTAGAGCCGGTGAAGTGGCAACGGGTGTAAAGGTCGCCGTTGTAAACCTCGTAAACCTGGGCTTGTGCAGGAGCAGCGATGAAGGTGATGGCTGCAAATGCGGTTAAAAGTTTCATTGGGTTGAAGTGGTGAGGTTGGTAGAGCCCCCTCTCGGGGGCGGTGGTGATCAAACGGTGGAGACAAATTCGCCGTCTTCAAACATGCGGACCACGTAGCCACGGCCATTGTCAAACAGATCGAATGTTTCGCCGGGGCAGGCAGTTTCAACCCACAAGGCAAGAGACTTTTCAGCGCGAACTTTGGATTCGTATCGGTAAATGGTGGAGCTGACTTGAATGGTGGAAAGGTCAAGCATTTGTTTTGAGGGTTAGAAGGATCGGATCTCTCCGATGCACAAAGTATGACATGGTGTCGATCAGGTGTCAAGCACCTAGTTTAAAAAAGGGGTGGCGGGGCCGAAGCCCCAGGCGATCAGGCGGGGTCGATTTCGACGTAGCCCAGAGCGTCCCAGATGGCCTCATGGATTCCGTCATCAGAACCAAAGCCGAGCTTGTAGCCACGCTCGCCAACGAATTGTTCGATGGCCTGTAAAGCGACGTAGGCAAGCTCGCCTTTGTCAAAAGAATTGGTGTCGTTGATCGTCATTGGATTTGGAAGCGAGGGGGGCGGCCATCTCTGGCCATGCACAAAGTATTGCACACCTACGCGACAGGTGTCAAGCACCTATAAGAAAAGGGGGTGGTAGCTGCCGGGGGGTCGATCAACAATCCCCAAAGACCCTCAAGAGCAATGCCTCTCAATCTTTGGATCACTTCATCGCCCTGTATTTCGCGGAACCGCGTGTTGTATTGCAGGATCCCCGGCGCTAAGAGACTACGGGTGATGCCTTCTCTCATGGCATTCACGGCATAAAGCCTCAACACCCCACCACAATTCATAGGTTTCATGGTGGTATTCGACGGCTTTTGCTGACTGGCAGTCGCAGCAGACGAAAAGCCCCGGGCTAGGGAAGGTCTTGCGCTTGGCCCGCTTATTTATCATTCCTCTGGCGTCAATCTTTTGACGTTCAACAGGATCAGCTAAACGGGCCTTTCTGCGTTCTCTGTCTTTCGCTCTCATTTGCTCTAATCGAGCAGGGTCAGCCCTTCGGCGTTGTTGTTTTTGACCCCACTTTTCACGGTTTAGCTCCAACCAGTTTGGATCTTGCTTTGCAAGGTGATAAGCCTCGCGTTGCTTTTGCAGATGGCGAAGACGCCCTTCTGGTGATCTAGGCATTGAAACCAATGGCATTGAGGACATGAGGTTGATGGCCGTCTCCGGCCCGTCCATACGATAGCACCTTGACTTCACCTGTCAAGCACCTATAGTGGCTGCAGTTAAATCCCCTTATGACTCAACGAATAGACGGCACACCCACAGGCCGACGCGTCTTTGCTGTTCGCGTTAATAACGACACTCCAGACAAACTCGGGGCCATAGCTCTTGAGCGTGGCTTTTATTACATGGGCAAAGGCGGCGAACGTTTAGGCGCTTCCGGTCAACTCATGGATGCGATTGCGAATGGCCAAATCAAGCTCCCATGAAACTGACAAGGCTTCCCCCTGGCCCCGCTGATAGTTCTGGCAACTATCCCCAGGCTTTGTCGTTCTGCTGCCTTAACTCTGGGACGTCAGGCGGCCACGCGGGGGAGCAGCAGAGAAGAAAGCGCCCTAAACGATCCAAACGATCAAAACAAGCGTGGCTCAGATTTCTTGAACGCAAAAGGCAAAGAAAAGAACGCGCAAATTTGCAGGTTCTTTCAATTCATCCCTCAGGCAAGAGCCCACCGGCGAGCGGTGGTTGGTGAAACGTTGAGGGCTGAAGCGATTGATTTGTAGGTGTGGCCAGCGGCTCGTAAGCGTTTGGCGTTTTGCTGTGGTGAGAGGCTGAGCCTCCAGAGAATGATCAATGGGAGCAGCAGGAGAGCTGCAACCCAAGCAAAGGTGCAGGTCATTGTTCAGTTGTGAATGATTTTGTCCGCGCAGCGGTGTGCGCCTGACCCCTGGATCATAGCACCTGTCAAGCACCTGTTAACAGGGTGTGACGGTTTTCATTTCGCTTGCGTATTGCACTTATTCGTTAACCTATAAGCACCTTCTTTATTCTTCAGTGAGTCAGAAGCCCACAAATAATGAGCTTCTTTTACGTGTAGACACGATTTACGGCATGTTGTGTGACGGTAAATCGCGTACAGACATTCTTCGACAAGGCGCAGAACTCTGGGGCTGTAGTGAACGAACTCTCGATAGTTACATTGCCAAAGCTCGCGTCAAACTTGAGGAAGATTGCCGCATCTCGCGTGAAGCCTTTATGGCAGAAGCTCTTGCCGGTTATCGCTCTTTAAGAATGCAAGCCGAAAGGCGTGGACAACTCATGTGCGCCAAGCAATGCCTTGACGCTCAAATTGCTCTTGTTGGTTTAGGAAAATCATGATCAAACCAGACCCAATGATGTGCTCCAAGCCCGGTGCTGAGGACATCGAGGCTCTCCGTAATCGGCAACTCTGGATCGAGTACCTCTACGAATTAGACGGGCGTCATCGCAAAGATCACCCCAGGCATGGCGTCTACACAGGCCTCGCCAAGGCTTACGCACTTCTCCCCGTTCACGACTGTTGAAATGCAAGAGCTACAAGTCAGCCCGCTAAACGATGATCACGACCTCTACAAGGTCTGCTTAATGGAGAACGGGATCAGCGCTTGTACTCTCGTTTCCTCAATGCACCTTGTTGAGGAGAAGCGAAAACAGCTTCAGCAGTCCATCATTGCTGTATCCCGGCAAGCGTTTAATGAATGAACAAATCAGACCTGGCCCGGCCAGTTTCTGTCACTCTTTCGTTCTCTGACTGGTGTCTAATGATCGGCGTCTTGTCTTCCATCATCGAAACAACGATTGAATACCAAGACCCGCAAATCAGGCATCAGCTTTCTGCGTTCTCCCGCATAAGGGAAACAATCGACAGGGCTACTGACTGATGAGTCTGCGTATGGGCAAGCTATTGCAACTGTTTATGTGTAATGGCTCGGCGCTATGTCAGAGACGCAAAAGGTCGTTTTGCGCCTAAAGGATATAGCGGCCAAACAGGCGGGCGCGGGGCACGGTTAAAAGGCGGCGCTGGTAATTCCCGCAAAGGCGGCGGCGCTGTTTTAAAAATGACGCCCGAAGGTAAAAGTAGAAAAATTGCTGTTAAAGGCAAAACTCAAAAGAGTTTGTCTGAGGGTCAGCGTTATGCAAATACTCAGGCACAGGCAAAAGCAACAAGACAAGCCGCTTTAACCCAGAGACTTGAATCTTTCAATAACAAAACGCAAGCAAGATTAGACGCACAGACAAAACCGCCTGGGATACAACCACCAAGAGGCGATACGGCGTCTGTTAATCGACCAATGGCAGGGTCTCGCGGGCGGCAGCTTGATGCGGAGATTTCGCGCAGAGTTAAAGCTGATAAAGCCATGAAACGGGCTGAAAGTATTGAAAGAAATAAGCGATACAAAAGTGACCAATCAGAAGCAAAGCGTTTACGGGCTGAAGTTGGTGGCGAGTTGGCATCAAGAGTTAGCGCCAAGACGGGGAAGCCTTTAAGCGAAGTGAAAGCAGCTATTAAGTCGATGCCGCCAGCAAAACAAGTCGCTTTGCTTCGTAAAGAGCAAGCGCAGCAAAAAGCAAAATCGCAATCATTAAACCGTCTTACAGACGCAAAGCGGCAAAATGCAGCCGCAACAACTGCAACAGAAAAGGCCCGTGCTGATTTGTTTGCGGCATCTGGCTCTAATAAAGCTGCCGCACAACAGCGGTTAAGCAAGGCAGAGGCTGCGCAAAATGCTGCTAAGGAGAATTACAGGCAAGCAAAATTAACTTCAAGTTCGGCAGACAGGGCGGCAGTTGCTAACGCTCCAGGTTCGTATGCAGCTAGAGCAGCAGAGCAAGCAAAGGGACGAGTAACGCAATTTACGCAAATTAAAAAAAACGTCGATAGTGAAATTCGACAGGTGCGAGATCAAATCAAAACAGCGCGTAAAAATGCCATGACCTTTGGTGATGTCCCTGGCCTCAAGTTGAGGTTACTTTCCTTGCAAGATAAATCAAAAGAATATAAACTAACAATTGAAAGAGCAAAGCAGGCGGCGAAAGGATGACTAGGCCAAAAGTGACCGGTGTGGGAAGAATGCTCAAGCCTAAAGGTGATGAGCCAGTCGTAATCCATCGGATTACAGTTGATTCCCAAGGCACTGTCAAAACTACTTTTAAAGCAGTTGAACAGCCTGCTTAGCGCCTGCCCAGGGGGAACGCTCCTAGAGCCTCCAGTTGAGATCATCAAGCCGCCGGAGCCTGGGGCAGAGCAAGCCTTAAGGGATCGCATTCACGCGGACTGTCTCCCAGCGCAGCGTGAGTTCTTAGACGATGAAAACCATCGCATCCTCAGTTACATCGGCGGCTTTGGATCAGGCAAATCTTGGGCGCTAGCGGCCAAGCTGATCTTTCTTGGTTTACGCAACCCAGGCCAAACGATCATGGCTTGCGAACCTACGTTCCCCATGATCAGGACCGTTCTGATCCCTGCCTTAGACGGGGCCTTAGCCCAGTGGGAGATTGACTACACCTTTAGAGCATCACCCCAGCCTGAGTACCGAATAGAGCTACCAACTGGACCGGTCACAATCCTTTGCCAATCGGCTGAGAACTACCAGCGGATCCGTGGTCAGAACCTCGCGGCTGCAGTTTGGGACGAAGCGGACACAAGCCCTGTAGATACCGCGCAAAAAGCTGGCGAGATGCTCCTTGCACGTATGCGGACAGGCAACATCAATCAGCTAGCCATTGCATCAACGCCTGAAGGCTTTCGCTATTGCTACCGCACCTTTGTTGAGAATGAAGGTGAAGACAAGCGGCTGATCAGGGTAAAGACCAAAGACAACCCATATCTTCCGGCTGACTTCATCCCGAGCTTGGAACGCAACTATCCAAGCCAATTAATTGCGGCTTACCTTGAGGGGCATTTCGTCAATTTGGCGAGCTGCAGCCTGTATCCCGAGTTTGACCGCAGCCTTAATTACACCGACGCTCAGCCCGAGCCGTTAGACACCATTTATGTAGGCGTTGACCTCAACGTTGGTAACTGCGTCACGCAGCATCTTGTCCGCCGTGGTGATGAGTTTCATTTCTTTAATGAGCACGTCTACCGCGACACTCAGCAAATTGCTGTAGGCCTCAAGGAAATGTATCCCGAGCATTTTAAGCGGGGCCAACTAATCCTTATCCCTGACGCTGCATCAAAGCAGCGGAGCACCGCAGCAGCGCAAGAGTCAGACATCGGGATCCTGAAAAGGGCTGGTCACAAGGTGCAGGCACAGCAGAGCAACCCTCTTATTCAAGATCGAGTCAATGCAGTAAACATGTTGATTGAACAACGAAAGATCAAGGTTGGAAATGGCTGCAAAAACCTGATTCGTACGTTTGAACAGCACGCTTACGACGAAAAAGGACGGCCTGAAAAAGGTGGGGTCGGCATGGATGACTTAAGTCATGCAGGCGACGCAGCCGGCTACGTCGTTTATAGGCTTGCCGCTATCCGTCAATGGAAGACCGGCAGCGCCAAGAGCAAGGTGGCGAAGATTTGGTGAGCCTGTATTCATCACCCCAGCCACCACGGGCAACAAATAGCTGCAACGCTGCAGGGCGATAACGCACGCCTCGGTAGCAAAGCCACAGGTTGGCTGGATAAGTCTTTGGCAGTGGGATCGGCCCAGTCATAAAAAAAGCCGGCGTCCCAGACCGGCCCGGTGCAGCAGTTAGAGGAGTCCATTCCTCCCCGCGGTTATCGTACCGATTCGCAGGCGCATTGCTAAGGTGTGTTTATGGCACGCGCTTACACAAGAGATAAGCAAGGACGTTTTAGTTCCACCGGATCGACCGGTGGCAAGTCAAAACGCAAGCCCACAAAGGGAAAGTTGGCTTTTGCAAAGAAATGGCCGTCGATTAAAAATGCCAAGCCCGCAGGCAAAACCAAGGTGAAGTATTACCCAGGTTTAGGCTGGGCACCTGTCATCTGATTACGCAGGGCAATGGCACCTAAGAAGAAAGGAGGGGATGGCCTCTACGCAAACATCCGCAAGCGCAAGGCCGCTGGGAAGAAGCCTCGAAAGCCCAGTAGCAAGTTAGCTCCATCGGCACAGGACTTTAAAAACGCTGCCCGTACAGCAAAGAAGAAGCCCAAGAAAAAGAAGTGAACTGGACTGCGTTACTAGCTGATGGAAACGTTCCTGATTCCCCTGGTAGGGCCGCTGCTGTTCAGGTTGCTGTGGCGCGATCTGCAGCTAAAGCAGCGTTAAAGACCCGTCCTAAATCGGGGGCAAAGAGATCTCAGGGATCTCGCTCTTGACCATTGCAGCCACCGTTTCACGCATACAGCGATTCAATCGCAGCAGCGTTATCGCAAGTTGTTTGGCTTCATTTAGATCCTGAATCTTGTGGATCTCGTCGCACTGCCTGACAAACTCAAATTCTCTCGACATTTGGAATCTGTCCATTAGGTGTGCCGAGTATCTTGGGCAAACTATAAGTAAATAGTGGGCGGTAAATGGCGGACAATCCTGGGGCTTATTCATCTGGGATCTATGGCCCTGGCAATGGACCGCCAGAACCTAAGCAAGAGGTGCAGCCAGGCAATGATCCCTCTTACTTGTCCGCTGCTTATTTGCAGATGAGTCAGGCATGGCAGCCCGTTAAATGCTGTCAGCTTGGTACTCAATATTTCAGAGAGAACGCCGCAACATTTTTAAGTCAAGAGCCACGGGAAGATCACGACGCATGGCTCAGGCGTGTTTCTCATGCTGTGTTGCCGCCATATCTGACTCGCATGGTTGATCAGGCCGTAGGCCTAATGCTTCGTAAACCAATCACTCTGCAATCCAAAGAAGGCAATGGCGATGTTGATCCGTTTTGGGATGATTTCATTGCCGATGTTGATGGTTTTGGCACAAGCATCGAAGCATTTGCCAAACGCTTGGCCACAGAGTCGATCCTCACGGGCCACGCGGCAACGCTCGTTGACTTTCCTGCGACAGAACCGGCGCCGAACTTGGCGATAGAACGTCAGCTAGGGCTAAGGCCGTATTTCATCGGTCCTATCGCAGCCGCTGACATCTTGGGATGGCGGGCCGGTGATGAATCACCGATTGCACCCATCACGCAGGTACGCATCAACCGTTATGTAACTCAACCGGTTGGGCCGTTTGGTGAAGAGATTATTCGCGAAATTCTTGTGTTGTCCCCAGGCGCGTGGGAGACCTACCGCAAGAATGAAAGTGGCTGGGCAAAGCATGACGAGGGCACCACAAGCCTCGCAAGTATCCCGTTATGCGTGACCTATAGCGCAAAGGTGGGCGAGCTAATCAGTAAGCCCCCGCTGCTGCCTATTGCTCAGTTGAACATTCTCACAGCACAACGGCTGGCTGATCTTCAACACGCTTTGCACGTCGCTGCATTGCCGATCCTGACTATTAGCGGCTGGGATGACACCGACAGCACCATTGGCCTGTCTGCCAACAGCGCCATTGTTTTACCGCCTGATGGAAGCGCCCAATATGTAGAGCCTGCATCCTCTGCCTTCCAATCTCAGCAGGACTTTATTAGTCACCTTGAAAATCAGATGTCGAATCTTGGGTTATCAACCCTCTTCGCTCAAAAGAACGCAGCGGAAACAGCAGACAGCAAAAAGATGAGCCGCACAGACTCTGACTCAATGCTGCAAATCATTAGCCAAGACCTAGAGCGTTGCCTGCAAGATGCAATTGACCTGGCTGGGCAATTCTTGAATAAAGAAGCCCCCAAGGTTGTTATTGATCGTGACCTTGACCTCCAAACCCTTAGCAGCGAACAGGTCAACCAATATCAACAGCTATGGATGAATGGCGTGATCACAATTGAAACGCTATTGAATATGCTGAAAAAAGGCGAGATTCTTCCTGATGTTGACATTGAGGCAGAAGTCGAAGCCGTCAGCCAAGAGAAGCTACAAAGCATGGATATTGCATTAGCTGGTAGCGAACCCGTGGGACAAAGCCCAAGCGATTCCCCACCCGATGAACCCGATGAAGATGAAGGCGAAAGTGAAGCCAGAAAAGAAGTTGTTCGGCGTCTTCAAAAATTAGCCTTGCGTAACGGCAATAATAAGGAAGAGGCAAATTAAGACATGAACACCACTGAACTCTTAGAACTTGCCGCGATGGCGGCAGAAGGTCAGAAGGGCGAGCGTGGCCCCGCTGGTGTTGGCATTCGGGACATCAATCAATCGAGCCCAACGTCGTTCACGATTGTTTTAGAAGATGGACGTACGCAAGAAATCCAAGTACCTGCCCCGATTAAAGGTGAACAGGGGGATAGAGGAGCCACTGGCGGCAAGGGTGATCCTGGCCCTGCAGGAAGCGCAGGCAAGAATGGCGTGGCTGGATCTAATGGCCGAAATGGCCTTGATGGACAGCCAGGAACATTTGTAGATACCGGAGTTGTCACGCCTGATGGGCGTCTGCTTATTGGGTTATCGAATGGCACTTCTATTGATTGTGGGCGCGTTATTGGCCCGGCAGGTGCGACGGGTGCAACGGGTGCTACAGGATTGCCGGGTAAAGCTGGTAAAGACGGCACGTCAACGCTCACGGCGTTTCGCCCGCCGTCTCAAGATGACGGTAAAGAAGGTGATTCGTGGATTGATTGCAGCTCAGCAGAATTCAGCTTTTACAAAAAATTAGGTCAAGGCTGGAGCAAAATCGCAGACCTGCGACAACCGGTAAAAGACACCAGGATTTCAACTGCTGTTGGTGGTGGCGGTGGCGGCGGTGGTGGCGGTAACGGAGAGCTGCAGAACACCCGCACGCTGCCATTAATCAATGGAGGTTCAACAATCCGCAAGAGGGCGGAGGCAAGAGATCTGCCGACTGTCCCTGGGAAAATGGACACGCAGGAAGACGCAAACCTGTATTTCCTAGATGCAATGTCACGCGCAGGCGTGACGCTGTCTGAAGCAGTACCCAGACCGCCAAGTGTTGCGGGTCAGCTGTGGTTTTGCACATCACCTGATGACCTGACGTTGTACGTCTACGACGGCGCGGTATGGGTGCCTGCTGCACCACCGGTAAGCCTGGACGGTGTGCAATCGGCTATTGCCAGCATTGATGAGCAGTTGCTAAAGGTCAACGCCAATGTGGCGATGAACAAAAGCGAGCTAGATGAAAAGGCGTTAGATATACAGCTTGATCAGGACCGGCAAGACGCAGAACTTCAAGATCTACACGAAAAGGTCGATGGTATTGCGGAGGAATTTGACCGTGGCAAGTGGGCGCACGTCACTGAAAAACCAACTGTCGGTCAATACGCATTAGGCGTTAAAGCGACCAAGGAATACTGCCAAGATCAATACGCAAAATGCGTTGAGGATGCGGATGGTGATCCAGAAAAGCTAAGTGTTTGCACCCGCCAAATGGGTGATTGCGAAAACAAAGAAGACGAGGGAGGCAGTGTTTATGTAAGCCGCTGGGGTCAAGTTGACCACATCTCAATTCATACCGAAGAGTCAGATGGCAGTACCCACGGATTTGGTGATTACACGGCTGACAAATACATTGAAATTGTCAATGAAGGCGATGAAGGGAATGCCACTTACATAATCACAGAAGACGCAAAGATTGAAGACGGTGTTGCCATTGTGGCAGTTAGCGATATTCAATCAACCGGCGCACCTAGCGGGCTGGGTCGATTTAAGGTCTTCGAGATGAAGTCAGGCGACCCAACCGATTACGTTAGAAAAGCTGGTGATTTGATGAATGGTGGGCTTCAGATTCAACCAAAGAAAGATACAGAAACTGGTTTAGTTGTTTTTGCAGGTAAAAATCTGCCATCCGAAAGCAAGGGAACTGTCTTTGCAGTTACGAATGCCAGGGGTCATGAAATTCTTCGAGTCCATAATCACGGTCGCATCAGAGCCGGAGGCAGGGAAATTGACTATACTCCCGAAGATGATTCGGATTTAGTAACTAAAAAATATGTTGACCAAATGGGCCTATTACCAGGTCCAGCAAGGCTAGCTTGGCGGTGGCTCGGGGCAATTGACGGTGCAAAAGAGCCAGAAGACGGAGGATTTTATAAGTCGGGAGATTATCTGCGGATTAGCTTTAAGACTGACAATAATATAGATTTAGGTGATAATCTATTTCCAGATACCCAATTTCTTAGTACGCAATATGGCCCTTTTGGTACTATATGGAAATACAACGAAAAAGACAATAAGTGGCAAATGATGAGGCAGATTCGAGTTGATGGTTTCCGCTGGAACTACAACAATCACATGGAATATAATCTATCTTCGTCGCACGGTCGCAGCTTTAATGACCTTGTTGTTGGACAAGCTTATTACATAACTATTGGAGGATTTTTCTAACCATTAAATCTGACGGTTTCCTCCTCCCTTAATAATCATGACCACCTCAATCTTTCCCGCAGACAAGACCCAGCCATTCGTTGCCGATAACGGCGTTACCTACGTTTGGGAGGCTGACCGGTGGCGCGTTAAGCAGTACAAGCTAGATGATGCTGCGCTTGAGGATTACGCGACAGAGATATGGGTAGAAGAGAAGATCGCTGAGGCTGAACTGGATGGCGACATTGACTTATCCGCCTATGCCACCAGAACCTATAGCGATTCAGAAGACAGCAAGCTACAGCTACAAATTGAGGAACTGAGCGTTACTAAGGGCAAAGTTGCTAGATACATTGTCGATAACGTCAGTGGAACGCCTGTCTCAAGAGCAGGTCAACTGTCTACTAATAATCCGTTTTGGTCGAATGTCGTCGTTGTAAGTTTTGGCACTGAGGACGCTGACAACGTACTCACCAAACCAATGAACGATGATGACATCATTGAGTTCGTTGATCCAGCTAACGGCAAAGTAAGTCGCTATAAAATTACTGACGCAAGTGGGGCACCCACTCTTGTTGCTGTCGAATTTATTTCAGGTAATTGTGATTTTGCTTTAGGGGCTGAAAGGCAGGTTTTTATCTACCCGCAGAACGCATCGTCTGCCTCTAAAGATTACGTTGACGCCCAAGTTCAACTACTAGACGACAAAAAGCTAAGCCTAACCGGAGGAACACTCACCAACCGATTGAGGTTCAACAGAGGAAATAAAGCTAGCCCGCAATTTGACATTGAACCCAATAGCAGCACTTCAGACACAAACATCTATGTCTTTAATGACGGTCAAATGCGGCTGCGCTCCAGCCACACAGACAGCATTGACGACAGAGTTGGGTCGCACATTGTTCTAGACCCAAACGGTGGTACGCCAGAAACCAAGATCTACAACGTTGTCACGCCAACAAATGACACAATGGCGGCAAACAAGGCGTATGTGGATGCCCAAGGCGGAGGCGTACCGGCTGGCTGCATCATGATCTGGATGAACACTGACCCGCCTGCTGGCTGGTTAAAGCTAAAAGGTGAATCTTTTGACATTGGTGTTTATCCATTACTTCATGCTTATCTACAGCAATCAGAAGGTTATACATCAGGCAAATTACCCGATTGGCGCGGGCATTACCCAGGGCAACTTGGTGACCATCTCAATGGTGATGTAGGCATCAAGCTTCCGCAGCAAACTGCAAAGCCTTCGGGCGGCTCACCTTATTCATCAAACTCAATCCCCAACGCCAACACCCGAACCTTTAACGGAGCTGGTGGCACATCTGCTTATTCAGATGGTACTGCCCGCCCATCAATTGATAGTGGCTGGGATGATGTCACTAGACCAAAAACTGTAGCCGTTCATTTCATCATCAAACATGATTGATGAAACCATTTAACCGCGAGAAGTTTCTGCTTTACATGCTTGCCGGGATCTTTACCTGGCAAGCTGCAGTTTTTACCTTTGGTGCGATTAGTTGTTTTCAAATTGGCGAACGGGAAGCGTGCCCAAACCTTGGCGATCGTTATGAGAACACCGTTGGCATCATGGTCGCCACAACTCTGGCCTTGTTAGGCGCTGGCGCTGTTACGAGTCAGAAGAAACCTTCGGTTTCCGACCCCGTTTCGCCTTTGGCTTCACCACTCCCTCCACGGCCTGAACCGCTTCGCTCACCTTTTCCTTCATCTGATCCAAAACAGGCTTCGGTGAAGAAACCTCGGAAGTCTTGACATTGGTGATGTCTTCCACTGTCCCATCAGTGTTAAATCGCATAATGCGCCCGCCAAGCTTTCTGATGCTTGCTTTGCCTGCCATTACTTTGGGGGGGATACTTTTCTCTAGGTTGCCGTTATGAACGACAAGCAACTAGAGCTGTATTTAAAGCAATCACTTGAATTACGGCGTGCTGTGGCAGGTACGTCAAAGGCAATGGCGCCTGAATTAGCCAGGGCAATGCGACAGGTTCGTTTGCTTGTAGAAACGTTGCCAGACGCCAGCTTGATACGTGAAAGGCAATGGGCACAATCGTTGCCATTAGTCCGTCAAGCATTGGGGCCATATAGCGCCAAGTTTGAGCGTGAGTTGTTGCGGCGTGTCGATGAAATGATGCCTGCAGCGCGTCAGCACGCTTTAGAGATGCTGTCGGCGGCTGGTGTGGACACTGTGAGCGCAACTTTTTCTGTAGGCAACGTGGAGGCCGCAGGGTTGGCCGCTACAAGCTCATCGACCATTCGCACGTTGTTTGCTGTTACCCCTAAGCAGCGGGAATCTCCTTGGGTCAAGTCGCTTACGCGCATGATTGATCGCATTGTCCGAGCTGGTATCGCCTTTGGCGATGCAACAGCAGACCTGGGCAAAAAAATCATCAAAATATTTCGGCGGCAAGGCATTGAATACACCAGCCTTAAAGGCGGCACCGCAGCATCACGCGCAGCAGGTTGGCAGGAAACAGTGATCCGTAATGCCGTTGAAGACGTGGCAAACCGCACGCAAGACCAAGCCGCAAAAGATCTTGACCTTGATATTGCACACCCCGAAATGGGCTATGAATATGTTGCGCTGTTGGATTCAAATACCTGCGCTACCTGTGCATGGTGGGATGGTGAATTTGAATCTGAACGAGACCGCTTGCCGTCGCTGCCAATGCACGACAACTGCCAGTGTTCAGTGGTGCCAGTGAATCGGGCTGAATTTGATGCTGCGCGTTACGGCTTAATTCTTGACCCTGAAGGCAAGGGCAACCGCGAGAAACCCCCAGAGCTTGACCCTGAAGACGGGCCGGACACTGTCAAGGGAGACATCAGTCGTAGCGAGCTGAAGCCATTCACAAAGCGCCGCAGCGTGATTGCGAACCGCACCGGCAATCGCCCTAATTACGCGGATTACCTTGTTCAATCCAATGACTACAACCGCGCCACATTCTTTGGCGGTGGTAACGCTGGAAAGATCAGGAATCAGAAGTTCATGGCAATGGTCGATAAGGGCATGGAACCAAAACGGGCGTTGAAATTAATGATCAATGGTGATGCAACCGACAAGAGATTTGATCGGGTGTAGATATTCGCGCTGCGTAACGGTTATATTTGCACCAACTCCAGGCGGAGTGCCGTTTTACTCACCCACGCATGTCTGAAACTCCAGAGCAAAACATCCAGGCGGATGAAGCTCAAGCCCAGGCGGGCGGAACTGACGCACAAGCTGATCTTTTGAATCGCATTCAATTGCTAGAAGCGAACAACGCGAAGCTATTGGATGAGAAAAAAAAGACAGCCGATCTCAACTCAGATTTGCAACGTCAGATTTCTGAAAAGAAAAAGGCTGATTTGATCCAAAAGGAGGATTACAAAACCCTCCACTCTGATTTAAAGAACAACTTTGATTCAGTTGCTGCTGAGCGTGACGCTCTCCAACAACAGTTGGAACAAGAGCGGGCACACCGCCAGCAAGATCAGATTAAAGCCGCCGCAGTCGGTGCCATTTCACAAAATGGAGCCGTCAACCCTGGCCAAATGTATGCCCTGCTGAAGGATGATTTGAGGCTAAAAGACGGGAATTTGATCATTCTTGCCGGTGGCGTAGAAACTGATTTGAATTCTCATCTAAACACTCTCAAGCAACCTGGCAGCAACTGGGAACACAATTTTGCTAGTAGCGGTGCACGCGGGATGAGTGCAACGAGTTCGTCTACTTCTACCGCTGGCGGGAAGACGTGGACTGGAATGACCTTGTCGGAGCAAATTGCAATGAAAGTTGCAGACCGCGAAAACGGGACAAACCAGGCCGCAATGCTTCAAGCGCAGGGGTAATTACCCTCTCCTCTTGTTAAATCGATGGCTTACGCATTAGGCGCAAACCCCGGAACAACTCCAAACGCCAACACTTTTACCAGTGATATTGGCTCAGCAACACGTCTGGCAACGAGTGGTGAATTCTCAAAGTATCTAACAGAACAAATCTTTGAATCATCCGCGATGGTTCAAAGTGGCCTGTTGGCTACTGATGCCCGCATGAATAATGTGACGGGTGTTTTGGTCGAATTACCATTTTTTGCGCCGCTAAATTATAACGAAGAAGTCTTAGATTCTTCAAATAAATGGGGCGACCAAGGCAAAGGTGTGCTGACGTGGCAAAAACAGACTGCTTCAACACAATATGGCGTGTTCACAAACAGAACCGCTGGTTTCTCCATGGACGACCTTTCTAAGGTTGAGACCGGAGAAGATGCACTTAGCAACATTGCCAGCCAGCTAAGCCTGGACATGAACCGGAAGCTGACGGCAAAAGTCATTAGCCAATTGACCGGCCTGTTTGACACTGCCCTTGCAGGCCACGTTGTCACTGTCGGCACAGAAGCTGACGCGGTCGATGACCTAACCGAAGCAAACTTCCTGAGCGCGGGTGCTGTTACTCAAGCCAAGGCACGCCTTGGTGAGCGTGGCAACGACTTGACCGTTCTGGTTTGTCACTCTGCTGTGGCCTTCCACATGCAGAACCTTGGAATGCTTACGTTCCAAAATGCAGGCGG